TAGTAGCTAGTTCGTATAAGATTATTAGAACAATTACTACACCAATAGTAACTTTTTTATTGGCCATAGCTAATCCCCATATCCTAATAGTATGTTGTTTTATTTTTTCCATATTTTCCCCTGGTTAATCGTATATATCCCCCCAATTCTCTCCAGACTCATAGTCTACTTTATTGGGGACATTAAGCTTAACAGCATTCTGCATAATTTCAATAATTTTATTTGCATGTTCTTTAGACTCTACTGAGATATCTAATTCGTCATGAATTTGTATATGTGGTATGATTTTTTCATTATATAGATCTAACATTGCTTTTTTTGTCATATCTGCAGCGGATCCTTGAATTAATTTATTCAAAGCTTTGTAAGTATAAGCTCTTCTAACATTAGGTCTTATCCTATTTTTTATTTCTTCTTCTGTGATTTCTCCTAATTCAAGTTTATATTTGTTTCTTTTTTTCTCTGTATCAAATTGTTTGATTACAGATGCTGCTTCTGCTTCTGCTTTTGTCATAGCAGGTCTAATTACTCCGGGAGTATATTCATTTAATTCCCAAGTATTGAAACGACATTTTCTTCCAAGTAAAGTTGTTATACATCCTTCCAATCGTGAGTCCTTCGAAGTGTTATTCATTAAGTCTTTAACAAAAGGTACGCGACTATGATATTTATCAAATAGTTTTTCTGCCTCTTCTTTACTTCCCAATCCTAGTTCAGCTTGTAGCTTAGTTTTACCCATTCCATAAAATAAACCTAAGTTAATTGTTTTAGCTTGAATTCTTTCTATGCCTGCCATATCTGCTACAGTTTGGTGGAAATCTACATTATCCTTTTTAAATCTTTCTACTATACTTTTAACTTCATCATCTTCTCTAAGTTTAGGACTCGCTGCTGCGTAATGAACAACTAATCTTGGTTCTTGTTGTGAGTAGTCAAAGCATCCCCAGGTGTGGTTTCTCTCAGGTAAAAATAAAGATCTAATTAAAGGTCCTAAATCTTTGTTCCTCGCTGGAACCTGTTGGAGATTTGGATTTGAGTATGAAAATCTTCCGGTTACTGTTCCTCCTTTTTCACCTCTCACTGGATTAATATCTGCATGTATTCTACCTTTGTATTGATATTTAATAATTGTATCAATGAACGTTGTATGTGCCTTGTTTTTTTCTCTAGCTTTTGCTATACATTTAACTATTGGATGTTTATGTACTTGAAGAAAATTTTTAGTAAAAGAAGGATCCTTTGTTTTTAAAGTTCTTGGATAAGTTAACCCAAGTTTGTCGAAAACTTTGGCTACGCTTCTTGCTGCCATTATTTGAACATCTATTCCTGTTTCTTTTTTTACTTGCAGGAGCAATTGCTTTTCTTCTTCTAATAATTTTTTTTTTAATAAATGAGCTCGTTCAACGTCTACTCGGACGCCCTTAACTTTCATATCAATTAGACAAGGAAATAATCTTGTTTCTAGATCAAAAATTTTAATAAGTTTCTCTTTTCTAATTTCTATGGATAAACGTTTAAATAATTTTAAGGTTAACTCTGCATCTTTTTCTGCATAAGAACCTACATACATAGCTGGAAGTTTATACATTTCGGATTTAGGATTAATTCCCCAATCTTCTGCTGCAGAATTTAAAGCCATTTCATCTTTAAGTTCTCCCAAATAATCCATAGACAAACTATTTAATGAATACCAAAATCTATTTTCATTTACTAAAGCTGCCATAACCATTGTATCAATAATATGGCCCTTTATTTCAATACCATATGCTTTTAACCAGCATACATCGTACATTGCATTGTGGAATATTTTAGTTGCAGGTAATGCACATATTTCTTTAGTCCACTCCAGTACTTTTTGTTTGGGTAGATTTCCTTCTCTGTGTCCAAAAGGAAAATAACCAGACCATCCTTCTACGGCAACAGCTACTCCAATTATTTCACCTTCATTTACTAAAGCTCCGGAACCTTTTGATTTTAGATTAGGATCTCTAGTTTCTAAGTCAATTGCTATGTGTTTATGTCTTTTTAAATCTGGAAATGTTTCTGGGCAGACCCATTCTGTTTGTGCTTTGAACATTATATTTTGTAGAAGCTATACTTAAGTGTTAGCTCTTCTCCTTTTTTAATATCTTTAATTGTAAATAAATTCCATTGTTTGTAGTCATATCTAAGCTTAGGATCCTCGCTGTTGGTTACTAAGGTAGGAGTTTTGATACAATTTGGATCATTTGAATGATTAATAAACCCTCCAAGAGGTGTTCTAATAATTTTTCCTCCTAGTTTTATATGAGTTACTCCTAAACTTTTTCGTGCAGAAATATTTTGTTTAGCAAATAACCCTTGGCCATCAATCCCTGACGATTGAATTATTAAAGTATCAGGTAGGGGTTTATATATCATCCGGGTAATCTCTTTCAATAGCCATTTGACAGTAGTGAATTGCTTTTTCCAAATCTTGCTTTTGTCCTTTCTGCTTATGCCTGCACAAATATTTTATAGCGTTTCCTTCGGCGAAAGGCAAATTGTTTTTATTTATAAATTCTGAAGGTTGAATCTTCATTGAAAAATAATGTGTCCCACCTATTTGTTTTTTGTATACGTTGCTCATATTATAAATATTAAATAAAGTTTTACTCCAAAATAAAATGTCATCATCGACAACAAAACAAGATCGCTCGTAATATTATGTCTCATACTATTGGATATCCTATGTTATAAAAATTAGTTTGTGTACTTTGCATAATATATAAATTTTGTCTTGCTCTCGTTACTCCAACAAAATATAATCTATGAACTTTATCTGGATCTTTGTCTGCTTCTCTCGCCAAAAAATTATTTTCATCTTCAGAGCCAAAATCTATATACAAAATAACATTTTCACATTCTCTTCCTTTTGCTCCATGAATTGTTGATAGTTCTATTTTAGAATCTGTGGTAAGATCATCACCATTTTTTAATAAAAGTTTTATGTAGTTTTTTTGTTCATCTGACATATGGAGTTGCTCCCAGCTGCCCGCTACTAGCAGCCCATGTTCTTCTTGAAGTTCTTCAAGTGTGACAGTATCTACGGTATCCAATAATCTTCCCTCTCCAAAACTATGTTTTACTTGCTTCTTTCTAAGATAATTTTTAATCACGTGTTTAGCTTCTTCTCCTGATACACTTGCACCATCATTTAACCTGGTCCAAATTCTATACGCTTTAAGTAAATCTGCGGGTAACAGTTCATTTTGTCCACCTTTATATCTTAAATTTAAATCATTTAAAAATTGTGCAGGCTCTTTTAATTGTGCATTTGTTTGAGCAAGAATCATCCATTCATCACTTCTAAAATTAAAGTCAGTTAATAAACAATTTTCTTTATAAGTTCCTTCCTCGTCTCTCGCTTCCCAAGGCTTGTCCAATCGTTCATTTATGTGTTTTAAAATTTCTAGAGCTTTAGCATGTATTTTTTTAGGTACTCGATGTGATTTTATTTGATTATCAAAAACGAAAGACTCTTCGGTATTATGTTTTAAACCTATGAATATACTTGGATCTGCTCCTTGAAAGCCATAGATTGTTTGATCGTCGTCCCCTGCAATGTATGATCGTTCACATTGTTTTTCAATATGAAAGAACATATCCCACTGTAAAGGACTTAGATCTTGGGCTTCGTCAAGGAAGACGGCATCGACAGCAAGACGCTTATCCTCCTCGACAAAATCGGAAATCATATCTGAAAATTCTTTCATTCCAGTTTGTTTTTTATATGATTTTAAATCTTCATTAATTTGTTCTGTTAACCACAATTCAATAGAATGATGTAAATCTAATTGTAAAGCAGCTTCCACTAAATCAATTTTTTTAGAGCGTGCGTAAGATATTATTCTCATATGAGGATTTTGATGCATTGTATTTCCATAAATATCTTTTGTTGTTTCAAAACTCATTCCTCTACAGATAGACGATTGATTTGCGAACTGTTTCCATTTTCTATCTTTTAATAATTGTGATGTAGTATCAATCTGACATTCTCTAGTTCCAAGATGGTGTAGTGTAGATATGTAAAGTAAAGGATGTTTTATTCTTTCATATGCTTCACTTGCTGCCGCATTACTAAATGTAACATAAACTATTTTTTTAGGATTAGTGTGAAAATCATTGATTTCTTTAGCTAAATAGTGGTTTATAAGTCTATAAGTTTTACCTGTTCCGGGTGGGCCCGGTATAATTGTTCTTACTGCCATGGTTCTTTTTCTATTTTTAATTTCCTTGGATTGGGTTTATCCAATTTTACTGTTTCCATTTCCACAATTCTGCAAGATTTACCATTAATTTTTGATGGTTTGAATTCTGCTTCGAACATTACTTGAAGAAGTCTTATTGTTTTATTTCTAGGATATGTTTTTTCAGGCCAAGATTTTGTTTTTAATAAATATCTCCAGAAAGATTTAAATTGAAAAAAAGTACTTCCTTCTTTATCTGTGTAAGCAATACCTCTTAATATATCTTCCATCTCTTTTCCAGGAGCTTTGTTAATGTAGTCTGCCAGTATTTCTGTAAACTGGACTTCTAATTTAGAAGACTCTGGTGCAGAAATAGGCTCTAATGCTTTCTTAAATAATGTAATTAATAATTTTCTCCATGTGTGTTTAGGAACTGGCATCATAGGCATTCCTATTTGATTCATACAAGCTAATGAAAATTTTTCTGGGTCGTGTAATGTTGCATCATCAACTTCTACACTATCACCATCTAGAGAAACAAAATAAATAGGTGGATCAGAGTCGTACTTTCTTATTTCTTTTATTTCCGGTGTAGGCGTGTTATCACCTACTCCAAATTCTCTCATTGAACATTTTTTAGCATTACAAAAACTATTAACAGGTTCATCTTTACATTTGTATCTATAATCTTTACCGTCTAGAGACTCAATTAGAGTATTTATTTCTCCTACATCTAAAGGTGGTTCCATAAATTTTTTATTATATGTAAACATATGACTTTGCCATTCATCTTTTTCAGAATATCTTTTCTTTAAATAAACTCCTACATTGTACATGCAGCTATTTCTTTGACCATTTGGAACACCATCACTTAATAATGCTACTAAACATGGTGGCATGCCTTTGAAATAATCATCGCCTTCTTTATCATTTGCAATTTTTAAATTTTTTAATTCATCTAAAGATAAGGCTCTTTCTTTATATGCTTCAAAGAAGTCCTTAATTTTTAAAGCTTCTCCTTTTTCATCATATGCAAATCTCATAGTACGATCTTCACCATGATAGGGTAAATTTAAAAAACTTCCGGTGTCTCCTCTATCTACTCGTATATAATCTTGCTTTGGAAAAATTTCTGCTTTTGCAAATCCTAATGCTGAAGCTATTAATTTAAGTTTCGCTCTCATTATAACTGCTGGAACAAAATCATTTGTAAATAAACATGCATGTCCTCCTCCAGATTTAGATCTGAAAAGAACCATTGGAATATTTTTTGATTTTAATTGATTTAAGAATTTTTTATGATCAAATGGATAAGTGTCTATATCTATACAACCCCATCTACATTTATTTTCTTTATTGATTGGAACAATTCCTAATCCAGGATCAGTTCCTTTTAAATGCTCTTCCCATATTTTAGCAATTGGTGTTTTATTAACTGTATATGATTTAGTTTTATGTTTTCCTCTTTCATCAAACTGATCTGTTTTTACAGTTTGCCCGTAAGCGGAATCTAATCCTTCAAATATACTTTTAAAAATTTTTACTTTATCTGTCATATGCTCTCTGTGGCATAGGCGGCCTCCGTCTCCGTCGACCGCCTACTATTCACACTATTTGCTAGC